CGCCAGTGGCTGTTAGCCATGCCCTTGTAATCCTCGTCGTGCAGGTAGGCAGAGCCGGCCACGATGCCCTTGCGGACTACGCCAGTGGCGTACTGCTTCGTCCCTACCTCGTAGCCCTGCACGTGCCCTTGAACAAACGATGTGCCGACATGGTTGAGCTTGTTGTTCGCAGTGCCGCCGATAGCACGGCCCGTGTTGACCGCCGAAAAGAAGTGGGCGTAGATCACGCCATCAATCGTGATCTGTCCCGGCGATCCGCAGTGGTAGTCCACCACCTCCCAACCTAGCGAGCGATCGTTGAACTGGTGAAAGCCCATCGCGCCGGACAGTTTCGGATTTCGGTCGAGGTAGCGCGTTAGTCGGTTCTCGTGGTTGCCGCGCAGCAGGACTTTCCTGCCGTTCCACGCTCCCATCGACTTGTGCAGAATGCTCAGGCCGTCATTGCCCGCCTTCAGGTCGTCCTCGTAGCGCAGACCTTCCATCTGGCCGGAATCGGGCGCGGCGTAGGTTGACAGGCTGGGGAAGTCCCAGTGATCGCCGATGTGCACAACCACGTCGGGCTTGTATTCGCGGATGGCCTTGCCGATCCAGCGCAGGTTATCCATCGGCTCGCCGGGCTTGCATTGGGTGTCAGGCAAAATGAAATGCCTGCGCGGTGCTGTATCCGGCTTGGGCAACGTCTCAGCCCAGCGATACAGCGTCTTGCGCGATATGCCGGTGGCTCGGCTTACTTCGCGCTGGCTGGCTCCGTTGGCGAGCATGGCGAGGGCGTCGGCGCGCATTAGCGAGTCCTCTCGACGTGGCAGCTATAGCCAGCTGGCGGAGCGAAACTGACGTTGTAGCCATGCCAAGTCTCATTGCGATACGGTGCCCACCATCCGTTCGCTGAGTCGGATCGCACAACATGACCATCCGCGTTATGGCAGACAACCTGTTCCTGATATTCACTCTCTCCGCCTTCCGCGCAACCAGCCAGAAGGCACACAACGAACAGTGCGAGTATCGTCTTCATACGCCGGTCTCACCTTCGCCCTTTTCGTATTCGTCCCGCAGCGCTTCGGCATGCATCACATGGCGCGGCTCGATGTCGCCGATGCCGATGCCTTTCAGTTCCTCGGCGCTCAGCAAGTCGTGAAGGTTGTCGATTTCGGCGGTGGTGGCGATGCGTGAGCCGCAAGCCGGAATGTCCATGCTCATGCTATCGAGCGCCTTGGCTGCCGGAACCTCGAACAAGCCCTTCGGACGGTCGTCGCCTTCGCGGTAGGTGCGAGCGAACGTTGTCAGCATGGCCAGATTGCACATCGCATGGCCAAGATGCGGCAGGCCAGATTCCGGGTCGTTGTCCTCACCGCGCCCCCATGCGTACAAGTGGCGCAGCAGGCAGCCGAACGGCACCATCCACTGCATGCCCTTCGCCCAATTCCATGCGGCGTACTTCTTGCGACCGTAGTCGAACACCCGCGCGCAATCTTCCAGCGCGACGCCGGGGATCAGCTCAAGTGCAACCTTGCCATCGTTGTATCGAGCGCCAGAGCCGCGAGCCGTGCTGTTCACGTCGCCGATGCTCATGCTGTCGGCTCCGGCTTGTTGCCGAACTTCAGGCCGTTAAACCAGCGCCGAAGCACGTACTGCCGGACAAGCGAAATGCCGGTGAACACGACACCGATGCCGAACGCCTTGCTGGCGTTTAAGCTGGTGAAACCGAAGTGCGGCAGGATAAGGAGATTCGCCGCGAAGTTGATCGAGAGGCCGACGAAGATGTTCGCCCAGCTTTCAACGAATGATCCGAACTTGGTTTGAGCCATCGCACCAACCCTCTGAGGACTGGTGACATATTTTCATGGCCGCGTCCAACTTATCCCGTAACGGATTTAGACACTATTTGCAGCGCAAATGACCGATGGTTGTATGCCGTGGCTCGGCTAATTTGCTTCCTCTCAACCATCGCACCTGGGCCGCACTCCTTGAAGTCGAAAAGGAATTGCGATGCTTGGGCGATAACCTTTTCCGTTGCCAAGTCGGCCAGATCGCCAAGCAGAGATTCGTATTGCGCAGGACGAAGTCCAATAGCTTGAAACATCTGGCTAGATTCGTTGCGCCACTTCTCAAGCTGCCTTATCTTGAACTTGTTCTCGTTCATAGATCACCCCTGGTTATCAGTGCAATGGCTTTGTCAATCGTCCTGATGATGTGAACTTCTCCGCCTGCCCTACCTATCTCCGCATGCACGCGAATCTGTGCCGGCGTAAGCGACTGGTCGGCCTTGGGCTTGGCGGGGTTCTTCACCTCGACCATCCAGACTCGGCCTCGGTAGATCACCAGCAGGTCCATCACGCCGCCGCCTGAGCCGGACAGGTCGATGACGCATGCGCCGATGGCTTTCATAGCCGCGACAATCGACTTTTGATTTTCGTCAACGCGTCGGCGCCGGTGGATCATCACGCCGCCTCATACAAGCAAGGATTTCGGCCAGATCGCCCCGTAACCACCTTTCCCGTCCGCCTCGCCATACCTCGACCCACGAGGCGCGTGATAACTGTCAGCGCTGTGCGTTTGTGCATGCCGAGAATGTTGGCAGCAGCTACCGCCGTCATCGGCCCGTTTCGCAATACCTTTGCCATCTTCGCGACGGCTGAACTATCTATGGGCGGCTGCGTATCGATCTGGCCGCCTTGGCGCTTGGCGTCGCGCAGGTCGCCAGCGATGAACGACAGCTTCCAGCGCGCATTGAACGGTCCAGCCAGCGTGGGCGATCCAGAACGCTGCAACATGCCTGCGTAACGTGATCCGACGCGGGCCATGATGTAACCCTCGTCGTCAATGGCATTCACGATCCACTCGCCGCCGTGTGCCGTCATGGCGTCGGCGATTTCATGGGCTGCGCGGCCCGGTTCGGTTTCTTTGATCTGAATCATTTCGTTCCCTTCAGCACAAGTTGCCCGGCGTCGATAAGCCGGCTATGGGTTAGGACGATGGCGCGATCCATCTGCGCGCGTCGTTCGGCGCGGTCTAGAAGTCGTCCGTTATCTATTTCGTGATGGCACTCGGGGCACAACGCCGCAGTCATGTGTGATGCGGACTTCTGGCTCATTCCCCGGTCGATATTGGAATGGGCTACCTGGACTCCCCACTTGCCGCACAGGCTGCACGTTTCCAGGCTAGCTACGGCCTGAAACCACTTGCGGTCTGCAGCGGTGGTCATGCGAACATCCTCTGCTGGCGCTGTGCGTCCTCGATGCGGCGGCAGGCGATGGTGAATCGGCCGGGGTCTTGCTCAATACCCACGAACCGCCGTCCTTGCTCAAGCGCCGCAACCCCGGTTGTTCCGCTACCCATGAATGGGTCGGCGATCGTTTGGCCGTAGTTCGTGAAGTCGGATACAAACGCGCGCAGGAGAGCAAGCGGCTTCTGTGTTGAAACTTCCGCGCCGTCGATGACGGGGAATGTCCACACGCCAGATCCGCCGCCACGGTTCCAAGCTTTCTTCACTTCGCCAGCGTGCAGAATCAACACCGTCTCGAAGCCTTGTCCGGGGCGGTCTGCGCTGATTTGTGGCATAGGGTTTGGCTTCACCCACGCGCCCAGACGAACGAATTGCGGAAGGTCAAACGCGAGGCGCGCATGTCGATAATCACAGGTTGCAACGCACCAACCGGAAGCGGCTATAAGCCACTGTTGAACGCAAGCCGAAAAATCGTCATCGGACAGCGCGGCGAACGTCACCAGCTTTGATCCGTGCCCCTTGCCTTTGTTCGTCTTTGCCATCTTGTGCGTACGGTCGGCATACGGGGGATCAGTAATCACCGCATCCACCTTAGGCAAGGTCGGCAGGATTTCTCGGCAATTGCCGAGATACAGCGTCGCGTTGCCGATGATGACGGGCGCGTTCATGCCGCCCTCCTCTGCTCGTCCGCATACGGCTCAGGGATATACGCACCGCATTGCGCAGCGGCCCGGAATACGACGTTCTCTAGCAGCCGTCCGAATGCCTCGGCCTCCATGACGTTGCGCTTGCCGTTCTCATCGCGTGTCGTGGTGCGGAATGGCACGCTCTCCATGCCCTCCGGGTTGCGCGGTGTCTTCGGGCACTTGCGATCCACCCAGCCAAAGAACGTGCCGCACACCCACTCGTGAAGGTCGTCCACCGTGTAGCCCATCTGCTCGGCGATGACCGGGTAGCACACGCCGAAGAGGTAGGCATTCTGCGGATGGGTGCGCTCCTTCTTCCATGCCTTGGCCGACACTTCCAGCGGCAACTTGAGCGAGCTGACGAACGCAACCCAGCGGGATAGTTCTTCGCGGCTGGCGATCTTCATGCCGGCCACCCGCACGCCCGCGCCAGCGTCTTGTACGGCGGCATAGCCTCGGCCAGAGCCATCATCTCGGCAGCCTTGATGCGCCAGTGCTGCCGCTTCGTACCCTTCGCGTCGTAATGCCCTGCCCCGTTGCGCGTGTCGCAGATTTCGCGGGCGAGGCGCTCCAATACTTCGTGATTTATGTTCACCGTCCCGCCCTCCCGCGCTTGGCGTCCATCTCGTCCAGGCGGATAAGCTTCTCGATATCCGTGCCGTCGAACGGTTGCTGCTTGCCCATGGTCTTGCCGCCCTCTTCGAAATACTTGGCTTTCACGCCATCGCCGAACACGGCGCGGAACTGGTCGATGATTGCCGTGCAGTTGGGAAAGTCAGCGCGGATCTGTTCGCGCTTTTCGTCCTCTTTGCGCACGTTGCTTCGGATCATGTCCATCACGTCGTTCATCGCGCTTCCTCCGCGTAGTCGGTGAAGCGCATGGTTTCGGCTAGCCATGCCGCCTTGATTTCTCCGCACGGCCCGTGACGGTTCTTCTCGACGCTAATCACCGCGTCGTAGTCGCTAGCCGCGTCGTCACTGGTGCCGGGCCGGAACAGGGTTAGGATCTGGTCCGCCTCTTTCTCGATTTCGCTTGAGTCGGACAGGTCGCCCATTCCCGGCTGGCGGTCCTCTGCCTGTCGGCCCACCTGGGCAAGCGCGATCACCGGGATTTCCAGATCGCGGGCAAGGTTCTTCAGGCCGCGCACTACCTCGCCAACCTTCTCGGCCTTGTTCGCCCTTGAGTTGGTGTGCGATGCATCGATGCGCTGGATGTAATCCACGAACAGAACGCGAATGCCGTTCTGCTGCTTCCACTTGCGGGCCATGCGGGACACGTCGGCAATCGTCGGAGCGCTGCGGTCGTAGATCAGGCAGGTGCGGTCGCACAGTTCCTCGACAGCGCCGCTTAGCTTCTTCAGGTCGCCCGTGTCGAAGCGCCCGTTGCGCATCCTCTCAGCGGGGACGTGGGATTTGATCGACATAACGCGGGCGCCCACTTGCTGCGCTGGCTGTTCGGCGGAAATGATCCCGCTCGGCAAAGCGCACGCCGTGGCGAAGTTCAACAGGAGCGCCGTCTTGCCCTGCGCCGGTCGCGCGCCGATAACAACCAAGTCCGAGTCGTGCCAGCCGCCAAGGATGCGATCCAACGCGGTCAGGCCGGACGCAATGCCGGGAATCCTGCCGCCCAACGCCTTAGCGCGCTCTGCCTCGGCAAACGCCATCGTCATGGCTTGGCGTAGCGTGAACTCGGAGCGCGCCTCGACCTTCTGCAAGGCCATCAGCTCCGTGATGCCACGGTCAACCAACTCAACGCCGCTGGACTCGCTGGAATAAGCCGACTCCACCAGTTGCATGCCATGGTCGATCACCTGACGCAGAACGGACTTCTCGCGGATGATCTGCGCGTAAGCGGCGATGTTGGCCGCGCTCGGCGTGTTGTTGGATAGGTCGATCAGGTAGCTAGAGCCGCCCACCATTTCGCTCATGCCGTTGTTATCGAACCAGTCACCCATCGTCACGGCATCGCAGGGCTGACCGCGTGCGTTCAGTTCAACCACGGCCCGCCAGATCATCCGGTGGTCTTTGCGGTAGAAGTCCTGTTCCGACAGCTTGTCGGCTAGCGTCTCGATCTTTTCAGGGGCCAGCATCAGCCCGCCGAGAACGGCCTGCTCTGCGTCGATGCTGTGTGGCGGCATACGGACACCCAGGCTGCGCGCCTCGGCCATGCGGACGACTGCGTTCATGCGGGGTCACCGTAGTTCGTGGATGAGCCTTCGCCGAGTTGCTTGCGGCGGGGCTTGGTTGTGGCCGAGGACGATCCGAGCTTTGCCCAGTCGTCGCGGATGGCGTTCATTAGGGCGGCATCCCAGTCTGCGTATTCGTAAGCCTTGGCCTTAGCCTTCGCCTTGAACGATTCAAAGTGATCGTCTAGGCGGGTAATGCCTTTGCTTTCCGCCCATGCCTTGACTGCATCCGATACAGCGAAGTCGTCAGCAAGCAAGGTTTTGGCTGGCTTGCGACGCTTTGGCAAAGGTGGATGCGCATCTACGCCTACGCCTTCGGATACGCCTACGGATACGGATACGCCTAAGTGAGCAACTGCTAGCAATTGATCGCAACTGATATCAATTGCTGGCGGAGCCGGACATTTGCTGGCAGAACGAAGCTGTTGCCCAAACTTGCAGATTTCCAAGTAAGCCTTGCCGTCTTTCGCATAGCCAAGGATCAAACCGGCCTTCTGGCACGCAGCCATCCAACGGGTAATGTCCGCAACTCGCACGTGATCGGTCTGCAGGGGGTAGCACTTCGCTCGCAGCAATTGCGGGCTTGATTCGTGGCGTCCGTAGTCATCGGCAATCGACATGAGCCGACGATAAAAAACCTCCTCGTCCCACTTCAGCGAAGCCACGGGCTCGCTGCTCAGGATGTTGTCGCGGAGGATGCGGTTTGGCATCAGCCCACCCCCAGCGCCCGCGCAATCTCGCGCTCATTCGCTGCCGCCAGCCGCGCCTTGTCGCGGTCGTTGAGCTGCATCCGGTGTATCTGGATGACCTTGCCGGCGAAGTCCGCCACAGCGGCGTCATTGCGATCTAGGACGTATTCCAGGGGGTCGTTCTGGCCGTGGTCGATGATGGTGTTCATGCCGCTGCGCTCCGCAGATCGGCGTTCTCCGATTCAAGGCGGGCCAGCTTCTCTTCCAGTGATTCGGTGCGCGGCACCATGTCCATACCGCACTCAAAAGCCACCCATTGCTGCCAGCCCCAATTGCCTACCACGTAGGCAAAGGAACGCGCCTTGTCGGCAGGCATGTGCGCATTGCCGCAGATCACACGGGCAAGCTGGGAAGGCTCGATCCCTACCGCGCTAGCTACCTGTCGCTGCGACTTCTTGCCGTAGCGAATGGCCAGCAGAACAGCCTCACCGGATGACCGGCACAACGACACCAAGTGAGCTGGAATGCGCTCTGGCGACTTGATGGCCCCAATCAGTGATAACTCGCGTTGCATGGTGTGGTCTCGTGTAGACGGTTAGATTTCAGTCGAAATAAAGGCCCACCTCTTCAGGCAGGCCGATGGAATCAATCAGCTTTGTTTTTTGCGCGCTCTTTCACCCAAGAGAAGCTCAATCGAACGATTGCGAGAGCGAAAACGACGCACGCGGCGAAGTACACTTCGGCGGCGTACTGGTACGCAGGGGGATAGAACGTGACCACGCCAAGCGGGATCAGCGCCAAGTACGGCGCGTTTGCATACAGAAACCTGCGGCGCTGTCTGTTCCGCGCACTGCTGGCGTCCTGGCTGTGGTGGATAGCTTTCATGGGCTCACCGCCTGCAACCGTAGCGCCGTGGTTGTTCCATGCGACGACAGTGCTTGCGGCGATATACGCAACGCTCGAACTGGCGCATGCGATATGGCGGACAAAGCACGGCTTGCCGGTCGAGTAGCCATCTCAGGCGGCCTCGGTGGTGGGCATTTCGCCAGTCGAAAAAAGGTTGTGCAGACGAACCGCAGCCATCCCGCGTGGCGAAGTACTGCGCCCCTGCTTGATATCGCTCAGGGCCTGCGGGGAAAGCCCGATGGAACGACCGATGCCGGATAGGCTCCAGCCGCGAGATTCGAGGGTTGCGATCTTTTCTGCCCATGTGTTCATGCCTGAATTATGGCATCCCATAGGAGAAAGTCAACTGCATCCCATAACGCTTTCCCATAACCATTCGACTATGACTATCGGCGAACGCATCAAGAAGGCCCGCAAGGCGCGCAACAACATGAAGCGCACTGAGCTATCTCAGGCGACGGGAATTCCGTATCCCACGCTCGCGGGGATCGAGAACGGAGACCAGGAGTCCAGCACCCAACTGCATAACATCGCCAAGGCGCTAGGCGTCCGCGTGGAGTGGCTTGAAAAGGGCAAAGGCAGCATGGAGGGCCCGGAAGCCTCGCCGGGAGGCGTCTCTCAGTCTTTGAGACTTGATCCGGAGAAGCTGGCCGAAACCGCGAAAGCGCTGCGCGAACGCTACGAAGAAGCTGGGCTTGTCTTTAGCATTGAGGAAGACCCTGAGACGTTTGCAATCGCATATGGCTATCGCGTCGAGATGAGCGACGCCTACTCACCAAGCGAGGAGCGCGCGTTCGGCATGAAGATTGCAGACTTGACGCCACAGGGGGCGGTAAGCAATGAACGAGGCAAACGTGTGCCGTCTAAAGGCACTACTGAACGAAAAGATGGGGAGGCTCGGCGACAGAAAGCCTAAGCTCTATGTCGTGGGAGGCGCTCCCGAATGTCAGCGCCGTCCACTTTGGCTGGGAACAAGGCCCGATCCTATCGACCTTAGGCCAGCCGTAAAAATCAGGGGGAACGCAGGATGAATGTAGTCAAGATATTGGCGCTTGGAGTCATGTTTGGCGCTCTTGCGGCATGCGCGTCGTCGCATGTCATCGTCGGCACCACCAGGGCGCCGATCCAGCCTGACCAGGTGAAGATCTATCTTCAGCCGCCCGCGAAATTCGAAACAGTGGCGCTGCTCGAAGCGAACGACATGGGCGCCAATGGCTTTTCACAGCAGAGCCGCGTGAACAAGGTGATGAAGCGGCTGAAGAAAGAGGCCGCCAGCCTAGGCGCTAATGGGATCGTGTTACAGGGCATAGGATCAGAATACGCCGGATCAGTCGGAACCGGCTTTGCCAGCGGTAACGGTGGGTTCGCTTCAGGTGTTGGCTTCTCCGCTGCACAGATGCGCAAGGTTGGCCAAGCAACAGCGATCTATGTAGACCCGAAATCGCCATGAATGGTTGGCAAAGGCTTGGGCTGGTCGGCTCGGTAATTTGGCTGCCAGGTGGGTTCTTCTGGGGAAGTTCTTGGTGGGTTCACCAGAACGGGGATTATGTCGTAGAACAGCTCAAGGCTTGCGCTGGCAACCTAAACAATCCAGACGTAGCAAAATGCTATAGCGACTTCGGTCCACGCTACTCGGATGCTGTCAGCGGGCACTGGTGGGCCGCATTCGCAGGCGCCGTTGTCCCAGTCGTATTGATGTGGTGCCTATGCTGGGCCGCAGTAGCAGTATGGCGCTGGGTAGCCAGGGGTGGCTTCACCTAGCCGCCGCAAACCATCATTCCTCAGCCCGCTTTGGCGGGCTTTTTTGTGCCCCGCACAATCGAAAGTTGAAAATAGTTATGGGATTCCATTGACACGGGAATTATGGGATGCCATACTTCTCCCACGCCACCAAACCGGCGAAGGAGAGCGAAATGCCGAATTCCCCCTGGAAGTCCGAGCCGATCAAGGTTGGCGAACGCGTCGTCGTAGACGTTCGGGCCGATGAAAAGAGTGTCGTCCTAGGCCAAGGCGATGACGTGTGGTTCCACGATCTACACCTCGCGCCGGAATGCGCCATCGAGCTTGCCGAAGCCCTCACCACTGGCGCGGCGCACTGCCTCGCGGCTCGGGGTGAGAAGTGAGCGCCGTCAAGAAGGTCGTCAAGCCGAAAGCCAGCAAGGCTCCGGTAGTCATCGCGTACAAAGGGTTCGACAAAGACCTTAAGTGCCGCGATTTCCAGTACGCCATCGGCGAGACATACATCCACGATGGGGAAGTCAGCGCTTGCAATTCCGGCTTCCACGCCTGCGAGTATCCGCTGCATGTCCTGCGTCATTACGAGCCGGGGACATCGCGCTTCGCCATCGTAGAGCAGTCCGGCGAACTCTCGCGTCATGGCAACGATACGAAGATTGCCAGCTCAAAGATCAAGGTCAGCGCGGAAATCAACCTAGCTGGTCTGATCAAGGCGGCTATCGAATACACGACTAGCCGCGCAAAGCCGGTTAAGGGCTCGACCACGACCGCGAAGAACTCCGCTGCAACCGCATCGGGCAACTACGGCGCTGCAACCGCATCGGGCAACTACGGCGCTGCAACCGCATCGGGCAACTACGGCGCTGCAACCGCATCGGGCAACTACGGCAAGGTTCGCGGCATAGACGGCTGCGCCCTGTTCCTGGTCGAGCGTGATTCAAATCGAAAGATCGTCGCCGTATGGGCTGGCATCGCTGGGCGCGCCGGCATCAAAGCTGACACATGGTATTCGCTCAAAGGCGGAAAGCCGGCGGTGGTCGCATGAAATCCCACACCTTCCGCTGCCGCATCGCCCGCATGAACGACGGCGCTATCCAGATCGTTACGTACATCGGGCCCGCACATCGCATTCCGGCAGGTTGGTCGCTGGTGATGCGTCGGGTTGTGGGGAGGGCTGCGGCATGAACTCACTCCCCAACTACGACACCTGGAAAACCTCCGCGCCCGACGACGACGCGACAGAGCCGAGCCCAACCCATTACGACGAAGCCCTCTCCGAGCTGGTGCAAGACAGCCAGCTTCTCGCCGACTTCATCGACGTGGAGCAGCCGGACTACACGACACCGTTCCAGCTTTTCCACAAGTACGGCGGACTCCCGTCGATGGATGGCAGCGAGCGCGACGACAACTTGCGCAATAGCTGGCAAGTGACGATGGACAACTTTTTCGACCATTACCGCGATTGGCTTGGCGTCAGGCTGACCAACAAAGCCGACACCATCATGCGCGCCGAGATTCAGGCATCGAAAGACGATGCAGCGGCGTCACGGTTTGAGGATCGCGAGTACCAGAGGAATTTCGGATGAGCGCACAGATTAAGGATGGCGGGCCGGGGGATGTGCTGGCGGTGATGCGGCATGACGCGACCCTTGCAGATGCGTATCGAATCGAGGAGGGCATCAGCAAAATCGCCTACGCCGCAGCGGCAGAACGGTCGAGCGCCGCACTCGCCGCCGTCGCCGAGCTGATTGCTGCTGCGAAGTCGGCGAAAAATGCCCTGGCGATTATTGCGGGGGCCGAAGAAAGCGACACGTCGGACAAGCTGTGTCAGCTGCTGTTCGATGACCTCCCACGACTCCGCGCCGCCCTCGCCAACGTCGGGCCGCAGTCATGAGCGCCCGCCATACCCTAGCCCATCCCCATGCGCTGACCGACGCCCAGCTCCGCGCCGAGTTGTCACTAGCCATCGCAGCCCACCACTACCCGCGCCATGCGTATGCACAGCGCACGTTTCCAACCGCCGCCCATGTCAGACAGGAACCCTCGCCTGCTGATCCTGGCGTGGGTGGCGAACTTTTGAGGATGGAAGGATGAATGTCTATTTGCGCCACGAAGATCAGTCAACAGGGCAACTGTTTACCGAATGTGAGTTCAACGAAATCCATGCAGTCATGTCCGAGCTGAAGCTTGGCGGCGGCGTGTACTTCGACGGTTCGCTTTGGGAGGACATGTCGTATCAGTTCGTCCTAGGCGAAGGCGGAGCGTATGTCGAA